GCACGGTTAGCCGTTAAGGCTAAAATACACGCAAGCGATATTTATTGCAAGTCTCTATCACTTCTGCTGAGATTGGAACCACTTTTGTTCCATCTGAGTGCGCCAAGCAGCATCGCTTTGCCAGCGTGGATCAGAGATAGCAACCTGTAGATCTTGCTTTGTCATAGTCTCTTGCTGGATCGTAGGCTTAATAGGAATGTTCTCATTCGTGATTGCCTGGTGATACTTCAAGAAAGCATTGATCGCGTCAGCGTTGTTCAGTGAATATGCTATCGCTTCACGCTCAGAGTTATTCAGAGGAGCCTTCATCAAGACGCGCTCAGTCATTTGGATCTTCTCAGAGGCATTGGCCCCTAGTTTTTCCATCTCCGCGCGCTGATCGTACTGTACGCTCTCTTGCTCATCCTTAGACAAGGCAAGTACACGGCCTGCAAGATCTTCGAATGCGCCCTGGCTAATCCCGTTTTCTTTAGCCCAATCCTGATATACGGCGACAGTCGGATCGTCAGAGTCCAAACCCTGATCCGCAAGTGCAGATACATCATACTCTTCCGGTGCTTTATGTTTTCCGGCTTTAAACTTTTTCTCAAGCTCTGCATAACTCTTTGCCAGCTTTTCAACATCTGGGCCGTCCTCATCCCAAAATTTTTCTGGATAATAATCTGGCCGCTCTAACGGCTCATCATCACTTGCAGCAGCAGGCTCACCCTGCGGCTCTTCATGCACAGCAACCGGCGCATCCTCTTGAGGAGTGTCCGGCTCCGCTACGTTAATCATTGGGGCGTCAGCCTCCACTTGTTCTGCCATTGCTTCAGCCATTGTTTGACCTTTCTATTCTTTTCTCAATCATGCGTACCATCTCTGCCATGCCTGTCCTTACATAGCCGAAACTCGCATCCTCTCCAGGGAACCAAGTCGGTTGCTCAATCGTTATGCTGCGCAAATGACTTAGAACACGTTGCCCCTCTGTGCTTTTAAACACCTTGCCATATAGAACGTCTATATCAGCAGCCTTCGGGCTTTCGCTTGTTGCTTGGGTTAAACCTTCCCACCCATCGGGTGAACTCATTGCATAGCCTCCATTGTTGCTCCACCATCATCAGCAGTCGGTGGCCCTTGTTCGGCCATTGCTTGCGCCTGCATCTGTTGCATCATCATTTCCTGCTCTTCCGCTGTGGTAAGCAAGTCCTGCTTGATGTTCATCTTATCGGCAATGAATGCTGTGATCCGTGGGATCGACAATGCCATCTGACCCTGTGGGCCTAGAGAGTTGGCAATCTGCATAAACTGCACGATATCGTTTACTTCTTGTAACTTCTGGGCCTGAGCCAACGGAGCCACCGGCGTAACCTTGACCTCTACACCATTAACCTTGAGCGGAAGATCGATGTAGCCAGCCTGGTCCATTACATAGAGAATGCGTGACACAAGCGGGATCATGGTCTCATCAATCAAGCGACCAAAGGCAGAGCCAAGATTAGAAGCAAGCTCACGGGATCTTTCAGCAATCTCAGTTGCAGACCGAGCCGACATATTGTCAGGCGGCAACGTATCATCCATCAAGATCTTCTTAATGTTCATGCGTAGATCGTTCATAACAATCTGGCTTGTGTTAAAGTCACCAGCACGGGGCAGGGGAGATAGGGATGGACCCTGTGCGCCACCGTTACGAGCCACACCAATGATCGCACCAGGCTGGATCTTTACGTTCTGAGGGTTGAGAACGCCATCGTCAGCAGCAGTATATACGCCAGAGATCGACAGAGAAGCATTCTTCAGAACCAACTCAACGGTCTTATTCAACGTCTTGATGTCAGCAATCGCTGTCACCAGTGGGCCACGGCCATAGATTTCACCGGCAACCTTCATGTAACGCGCAACGATAAATGGCGAAGACTTCATGGTGCGATAAACCAGATCTTGCCGCTTACCAGGCCAGATAACATGATAGCAATATATCGCTCTTTCGTAATCATAGATCACAGCATCCATAAGATCGATCTCTTTAGATGGTGATCGTGATATCGCATCTACCAATTCCGGCGTCATTTCAGCATCAGGGAACTCTTGCGGTATCGCTTCAGCTTTCATTCTTAGCTTGCGATATACATTATCGACATTCCCGAATGTGCCTTCTTCAATCGAAACGAGATATTGAGGGATGGGTGTAAACCGGATCGGAGTTGCCTCATCACCAGGCGTCACCATCATCACGGCAGTGCCTACACAGAGATCCAGAAGGAACTCGCCCATAGCCAGATCAAAGTTAGTCTGGCGCATTACCTCGAACATCCGCTCAGTGTACGCATCAAGCGCAGCTTGAGCCTGTGGCTGTTGCTCTTTTGGAATGCCACTACCGGCCTCTAGGCGACACCACGCTTTCTGAGGTGGAAACAAGCCAGCTTGTATGCGGTTAGCAAAGCGCTGAGTTGCTGAGATCGCTGTGGAATCAAACACACGGCCCATCTTCTTTTGACCGGCAGTATTACCCTCATAGTTTCCATCGTACATATTGCGCTGCGGCAGAGCGAACTCGTAGCAATCTTCATAGATAGTACGCCATTGATCCTTGCGGGATTGGGCCTTGGCCTCACGCTCCATGATCTCTCTTACGTCTAGCCGAGCCATCTCATTATCCTTTTTTATTACGGTTAGCGAAGTTACGCGCTGCCTCTACCGATCCAAAACCCCATGCCTTTAGAGCCAGAGCCTTGCGGGTGGGTTCACCCTTTTCATTCTTCATTGGCCCCTTCATCCCGGCGAACCTAGCAGCAAAGCTAACACGCCTAGGATTGGTTCCTTTCTTGACGGGAGCCTTTAGATTGCCCCCATCCTTACGCTCAAAGTGTTTACGGCCAGCCTCATTAAGACCGCCCTTTGGGTTTTGATGGGCCTTCTTAACCATAGCTTATTTCTTAGCTTTAGGCTTGGCTTTTGCTTTAGCCTTTGGCTTTTCTACCCAAGCTTCATTCTCAGGCGTGTTAGGATCGTCAGCAACAAAACCGCCTTTAGCATTTCGAGCGCGTACTAGCTCAACCTCTGGACGGTTTCTGTGGTGAATGCGGGGATCTGATTTTATTTGCGTCATGTTGAACCTTCCTAATCTACGAATATAAGCTTCATTTTCTTAGCCATAGTCTCAGCAGCTTCGTATTTCTTGCGGCGAGCTTGGCCTTTTGCCTTCTTAGCTTTTAGTTTTGCAGCAGCCCTAGCGGCCACTTGCTGCGCAACGGTTGGCCCTTTGGCTGCACCAGTGGCACCTCTACCGGCATAGCTTCCGGTGCCAGCGCTCTTGTTGTTACTGCGATCACTGTCGCGGATCATCTTTTCATTAAAAGATCTTTGGGAAGCTGCCCTCTGCCTATTCTCCTGCGGGGTGTACCTCCCCCCAAACGGATCTAGGTCAGCAGTTGTTTTGTTATACTTTTTAATTGCGCTAACAATTTTTCCCGCAACTACCACCATACCCTAACCTCCAAGAGTTGTTTTCAGAGGCGTACCGTCTGGACCCTCTTGACGCATAGGAGAAAACAACAACCTTAATCCACCAGAACGGCGCAAACGGCGTCTACGCTGCACACCCTGCATCTCAGAACGCTCAGAGGAAGTCGCACGTTCATCTGCGCGAGCGCGAGCAGAAGCCGCATCACGTTCCGCCTCAGTCTGAGCAACACTTTTTACCGGAGCCGCAGCAGGTCTGGAGCCGCCACCAAATATTCCACTCATCTTAAAACCTCGCCATCATGTAGTAGTCAGACCCGTCTGGTCCGTACTTTCTCATAACACTTTCTACCTCGAAACGTAGTGCCTTGGCAAACCTAAATGCGGTATCGTTATTGCTATTTACACAGATCTGCAGCCTTTTTATGTGGTTATTCTCTATTGCAGTATCGGTTAGTTGCTTGGATGCACGGATAACCGATATCGCATGGCGGTCTATCTCCTCACCAGGCACAAGCCACATCTCTGCCACGCCATCCCAGAACGGCCTAATTCCAAATGCAGAGACAACCTTGCCTCTTCCTATGCCTGCCCAACTCATACCCTCTACTGCATGATCCCAGACGTAATCCAGATAATTAGGTATTACGTTTACGAAGTCACGGTTCTCTTTCTTGAGGCGTATCCGGGTCAAATGATGGTATGTAAGCGGAACAATATGCTCGTCGTAGCCCATTCTTACCTGAGGAAGTTGCACTAAAGCCATTAGAAGATCTCAAAGTCTGTGCTTGCGCTGAATGTTTGCCCACCCGCAAAGCTTCCGCCGTAGGTTCCGCGCCGCAATCTGCGTTGCTCACCGCCACCCAGCATAAGATATCCGAAAGCATCACCACAGTGAGAGTGCTCATTCTTTACCGGCGCATCTTTAAACCGATCTTGCCCAGCGCCCATCGACACACGTTTGAAGAAATAGCCGCCACTTAGAGATTTCCGCAGCCTCAAGCACTTTTTGCTAACGAGAAGGCCAGGTTTGCCACCAACCAGCCGGTTCATAGGAGCCGCAGCAGCCTCACGCCTTACATTAAAAGCATTGCTATCTGTTGGCTGTGCGCGAAACCCAATAGACTGCAAATGATCGAAAGCAGTAACCTCATAGATCTCGTCGCGCTTGTTACCTGCCGGGTCTCCCCAGATCTGCACCTCTGCCTTGTTGAAGCTTGCAGCGATCTTGCCAATAAGCTCCTGCCCGAAACGCTCAAGCCCCATGTCAAACGTCACAAGCTCATCGAGGATCTTCCACGCGCCACCGGATGTTCTCTGCCCAAAGATAGCCGCCGGTGTTAAACCAAAGTCAACGCCGATTTGTAGAGGGTATTGCGGGTCATACTGCACATCCGCCGACATCATTTCATCGTCATACTCCGGCCAAACCGGCCTGCCTTCCTGCACAAACGTAAACTTGCCCTCTGCGTAGCACCTGATCCAATCAGCGTTCTTGCCGCCGAGAAGTTGCTCATAGTATCCATCCGGCAGATGCACTTTGTTCTCCGCAGATGGGTTAACCATCCACCACTTGCCACCGGAAAATACAAAACCATTTGCTTCCGGGTTCTCTGGTAGATCCTTGGCAGACACCTCCAAGACACCACCTGGCTGACGATAGAACTTCCAGGGGAACCGGCCACCGATAGGGTTCTTCTCTGACAGCTCATGCCACCAGTGATCCGCATCGGGCGGGTTGGTATCCATAATAATTCCATACCAGGACGCGCCGCCATCGGATTTGGTAGGATAACGGCCAACGCGGTGGGTCAAACCATCGATCACAGCCTTTGGTAGCTCTCTAGCCTCGTTCACCCACGCACCAGTTAGTTCCAATGACAGCAGCTTGCGCACATCTTGGGGCGTAGAAAGGGCCATGAATATAACTTCACAGTCAATACCAGGCGCATTATCTCTGCTGGGGAGTTTAAGATGGTGGGTAATAGGCGGTTGCCAACGCATCGGACCCCATACATCTTCTGGAAACAACTCACCCCAGGTCTTAATCGTAGTTGTTCTAAGCTCTGGGTAGGTATTACGCACGATCACAAACCGGGAATACCGAATGCCGTCACGCGGAGAAGGCTTTTGCTGGACAGCTTTTAACATAATCTCAGCAGCACAGCCGTATGACTTGCCCGATCCCACCGGACCCATCAGGCCGCGAACAAAAGACTTATCGTGCAAAAACTTCCAGACCGTAGCAGACTTAGAGAAATCCAAGTTCATGCTGGGGAGATCAGTCATTGTTAACATCCTTGCGACCTGGATTACTTTTTTCCCAGGCTGACTTCTTGCATACCGGACTGCAATATTGCTTGTGTCTTGGCCTTGCAACAAAGGCTACTTCACACCCCTCACTTGGGCCATGCTCCTTAAACCTCTTGCATACGGTTATTGGAAGCCCCTTGTCCAACTCAGAAACACACAGCAAAAACTCAATGTGTTTAATTTTATCCTCAAGTTCTGCAACCTTAACTTCCAGCCTACTCATCGTCAGCCTCATATGTTGTGGTGATCTCTGGACCCTTCATGTTGATCCCAATGATCGAGGGCTTGTCCACGTTCTTCTCTACATCGAGCAAGCCACTAGCCTTAGCCAGAACACGCAGAACACTCACCTTGTCAAACATCTCAATCGTTGTGCCGTACTGACCAACCGTAACCTTCTTGATCGCAGCCAATGCTTCAGAAGGGATCTCATCCAGCGGCTTAACCTGACCAGTATGAAGATCAATGATGTCAGTCATACGAGCCGTACCCATCGCAATCAACTCAGTCGCAACAGCCTCTTTGTTCTGAGCCAAAGTCTCCGACCGGCCAATCCGGCGCTGCAACACACGCGCACCACCGAACCGACCAACCGGCGGGATAGGTTTTATCTTATCCTCTTTCTTTCTAGCCATTAGTACGGAATTTCATCGTCCAGCTTGCCAGCAGCAGGAGCCGATTGCTGAGAACGGTTGCCGTCATCCTTAAACAGCTTCAACCAAACCTCACCGTCCTTATTGGGCAAAGGCAATCCCTCAAGCTTGATGCTGATCCCCTTGTCATTCTGAAAGGCAATGCCATGACGAAGCCAAACAGGCTTATCCCGACCAGGCACTTCCTTCGCTTGCATAACACTAAATCGCTCATTCATGCGTATCTCCTATACAACATTACAGTGGGATTACGATATCGCATAGAAAACGATATTACAATAGCCCCTTCGCAAGATCCCTAATCACATTGGGAAACTTATCAGTAGGTATCAAACCAACCTGTTTACCATCATGGTAAATGCGCAGGCCATCTGGATAAACAACCCACACAGTCACACCATCATCCATAAGACTTCTTCATCCGCGTCTTGGCAGCCTTGCGAAAAGCGGCGTCACTAGGAGCGCCCTTGCTACCAGGCTTCCGCATCTTCTCGCCAGAGCCCTCTGCAATACGCTTCTTCTTAGCGTGGATGTTCGCATATAATCCTGGTTTCTTGTTTAACATCTTACTTTCCTTTTACGTTAAGAAGCTTCTTAGGACGCGCCTTCGGACGAATACTACCCTTCCCACCAGAAGAACGCATCTTCCCAATAAGACTGCTTAAAGTCTTAGAATAGTCATCAGGGTCTTGTCCATCAGGGACAACAATAAAATCACCGCGCTTCATAGCCTCATCAAATGCCTCACCCTTGCCAGATAAAACAACAGGCTTCCCATCTTGCAAACGAACACGGGGAACAAGAACCTGGCGACCATCCTCAAGCTCATAGCTCTCAGTATGGGCAGCACCCTCATTCGGATCAATCGGAGAGCTGGGATCAACAGCCCTCAAAAACCAACCAGGAGGATTATTGCGAGATAAAGATAAAAGAACATTGCGCTCAGAAGAAGTTAGATCGGGCATGGAAACGGCCTTTCATGGTTTTTTGGAAAATAGTTTCGT